GCTATATTACAGAAAACTTATGTATATCAAATATGGTTTTTCTGAAAAATTTTAGGGAGGGGCCTTTTATGTATGTATGCGACCGGGCCATTTTTTTCTCCCCCCATGCCGCGATCCCGAGCCGGGCCAGATTAGAATGATTCCAATGTGCAATCGCTGGAGGCAAAAGAACAAAACGTGAACATAGGCTGGGAGAACAAAACGTGAACATAGGCTGGGAGAACAAAACGTGAACGCTTTTAGAATGATTCCAATGTGCAATCGCATTGAGAATAGTTCGCAACTAGTAGGGTGCGACACTATGTCACATGTACACGGCAGATGATTTATGGCAGGGCGGGGTGCGACACTATGTCACATGTACATTCCCGGCCATATGTGATATGCGCGGCCATGCACTAACCGCATAGCAGCCATGCAAACAATGCACTACTAATCCGCATTCAATGAGCATAAATTAATAATCACAAGGCGCGGCAATCCCGTCGGGCATTTAGAAGCTAAATAGAGGTACATCATGACAACCACGACATACACACTCGAAGACGTTATTTCCGCAAACGTTGAAGACAGCAACGCGCGGGAATTGGCTGGATATCAGCGCGAAAGCGCGGCGGCTGTAACACTCGCATTCATGCAACAAGCCGAAGCCGAAGGAAAAACGCCACATGAAGTTACGCTAGAGGCGGTGCGCAAATACGGCTGGAAATGCGGCGCAATTACAGACCCGATCACGGGTGCAAAAACTTCATATCCTGAAGGCATTGATATGCCAGTAAGCGTGAAACAGCGGTTCTCAACGTGCCGTAAAGCGTATGAACGCGGCGTAAAGTTTTCCGAGATTGAAACCTTCGGCGAATTGACGCCCAAAAAGGCGGACGACCCGACAATCAAGCTCCTGACAAAGCATATCAAAGATATGACACCCGAGGCACGGGAAGAGTTGGCCAAGGCTTGGGGCCTTATTTAGAATCTAAAGCCGGGGATTAGCGCCAAATAGTCCCCGGCACATACCCCTGATTTATTGGAGTTTCTCAACATGCATCTCGAAATGCGCCATGATGGCCGGATTCTGCTTAAAAAACAGCTGGTCGCAACGCTATCGCCTGACAATGTATTGACGACAATTCGCGGCGATTCCGTGCAATGCAGCGGTATAACCGATGCCATGCGACAACTTGCCACATATCCCGTCGCGTCGTGGCTTGTCCCAGCGTCCCGATCATCAGCCCGTTGGCGCGTTGAGCGGCCCATCCATGCCCATAAATCGTGGTGCGATTGCTGACAATTTAGACTCTAAACGAAAACGGATTCAATCATGCGGCTACCATCGTGGCCGTATGCTTGAGTGCGTCCCAAACCTAACCAAACTTTTAGACTCTAAACCAACGAGGTATGACATGATCCGCAGAAATAAAGCACCACTCCCCGGAATGACCGAGGCCGCAACTATCTGGCGCATTGATCCAGACAGTCCGCTCTATCACAAGCTACGTGTCGGTTCGGAAAACGAGCTTGGCAACCGACAGCCAGTAGCTAACAACGTCGCTGCTATTCAGAAATCATATGGCACGTTCTTTGGTCTCAAGTACAAGCCAATCCTTTTAGACTCTAAATTGAACGTCATCGACGGACAGAACAGGTACGAGGCATGTCGCACAAATGACACGCCGCTGCCGCTCTACGTCCAGTTTCTTAACGATGATATCGACCCGAAGGAACTGATGATCCTGTTCAACACAGGTCCAGTCTACAAGTGGAAGCTACAGGACTACATCAATTTTCACGCACAATTCGACAATATGTATCTCAACTTCAAGGAATGTATGGCTGAGTATGCCGAGATCAAACCGACTGTCATGGTCAGTATCTTTCTAGGATCAACAGATCGTGAACGCAGCGAACGAATGTCCGGGTTTAAGGAAGGCAACCTGAAACAACTGATGGAACAACGGGGCATGACCTTGGCCCGTGTCTATCACGTACTGTCACAGGTCTATCGTCTGCGCGGTGCACCTACCAATCCGATACTAACCAAGAAAACATTCTCGCTCGGTGCCTTCCAGTTTGCAGCACTACGTATCATCGACGATCCAGAGTTCGACTTCGATGCGTTCCTTGAGCGTGTCCGGGATGTGTCGCACATGCTGAACAGGTTCACCGATGCGGATGAACTGACACAGGAACTCTACGACATCGCCTATCGCAGGTAGCTATGAGTCTGGTGCATACCAGCCAAGCAGAAATAGCAATCGACAGGTCAAACACTATCAAATAGAATGGTCAGTAATATGGAAATGGAAACCATACCAGCAGTCCTGATGATCGTCGGCAACACTGTCGGCTTCCTTATCGGAATGTGGATCATCCTCAGAAGTAAATAATTTAGACTCTAAACGGAGGTAATCATGAAAACCAACGCATCCGAACGACGTTTTCTGGAGTTTCAGAAACGTGCCAACCCAGACGTCCCGGAAAAACTATGGGACAGATACTGCATCTACGTGTCGTGCGTAGATGACCCCGACACCTTTGCAGAATGGGTATCACGATGAAAACACCACAGGTAAAACCCGACTGGGCAACAGGCATCTACATCGGCAACGGTGTAGTGGCAGAAGATATACGAACCAAGGTGGCTCGAATGACCGACGAAGAACTTACCAACGCCATGAACGATGTCCGGGAAACCATGCGACATCACGTATTCGGCTCACCGTATCACAACAAATTGATGCGCGAGTACGACGAAATTCTGGAACAGATGAGCCAGAATTGTCTACGTGAATACGCCAAACGCCACGGAATTTAGACTCTAAACGGAGGTTACTATGAAGAACGTATCGCCCACACACCCCGCCCTTGTCGAGGGCCGTGCCATCTATCAGAAGAACGTGTACGACCCGGCAGACTATCCATTCGACATCATCAAACGATCCACCAATAAAAAGCTAGGCAAGAAGGTTACCAAGGGACGACATGCCGGACTGCCCATCTATACCCTGACGCTGGAGGAACGGAAGACATGCACCGGAGACTGCGAACACTGGGACGATTGTTACGGGAACAACATGCCATTCGCCCACCGTTTCATGCACGGACAGGCACTCGAAGACAGGATCAGGGAAGACCTTGACCGTCTCGACAGTAAACACAGGAGAGGATACCTTATCCGACTGCACATCCTTGGTGACTTCTACAGTCCTGAGTACGTAGCCTTCTGGGCGGAACAGCTATCGACCCGACCGCGCCTGAGCATCTACGGGTACACCCGACACCATCCCGGCACACCCATCGGTGACGCCGTGGCGGCTCTGGTATCAGACAGATTTGCCGTGCGGTTCTCGATGCTGCCCGACCATCCCTTCTCTGCTAATGGTGAGGACTATGCTGACCCGGAGACATCCATCACCTGCCCTGTCCAGACAGACAAGACAGATTCGTGCTCGACGTGCGGACTATGCTGGACGGTAAACAAACCAATCACATTCATCACACACTGAGGCCCGAGAGGGCAAGACAGGAGAGACTACTATGGGTTCTGAATCATTTGTTCACCAAGTCAAAGGTAAAAATGCACAAGAAGCATTTAACAACGCTCGTGAAGAGGCTGCATACGATCATGGTCACTCCGGTTATACCGGAACCATTGCAGAAAAGCACGGGTTTATAATTATTCCTAGACCAGACAACGGCCTTAATGCAACCGCCGCCGCATGGGAAATGATAGATACTAATCCTAGTATTTCTGATAAATGGGGACCAGCCGGTTGCTTTGAGATCGGAGACGAAGACTTCTTATTCTTTGGATTGGCAAGTTCATAACAACAGATACAAAAGAGGAAAAGACAATGCCACGCACACCATTCGGAAAGACACGCGAAGTCGAGAAGCCCTACGCAATCTATCGTCACGGAGATTGGGAATGGCGCGTCCTGAAGACGTACCAGCATCCCGACAAGGAGAAGACCAATCAGTATGCTCGATGGTTCGTAGCCGCCAAGTCACCCATGACATACGGCAGCTGGGAATACGGTGACACCTACGCATCAGAGATCAAGCAGTACGGACACCTGTCACTGGCCGACGAAGGATGGCTGGAGCATTACGGATGATCTGGATAATCATGGGCATGGTGGTAATCATCACCTATCTGGCACTGGATCAACTGTTCAACATCTGGAGGTAATCATGCCGGGAATAAAGACAGACAAGAAACGAGCGACAAGGAGAAAGCCGAGGCGTAACCATTACGCGAAACTTTTAGAGTCTAAACAGAACAGGCCACAGGTGGTGACACCCAAGCCACACCGTAAACCTAAACACAAACAAGAGGTATCAGATGAGTAACAAGTATTTCTGGACCATCGACAAAGATCATATCGAAGGCACCGCAGACGGCCTGTCGTGCGGGTCAGGCGACAGACCTGAAAGGTCCCCCGACACAACTACCCCCGGAGAACAGTTCCGCATGTTCGACGACGACGGGGAACTGTACTACTCCGGGTCCATCTGGGGTGACTACGACGGCTTCGAACCGCTCGACGATTTCGGTATGCCATCCGCCGGATGTACCGGTATTCAATACCAGAACGACAAAGGAGAATGGGAATGGCTGTGAAGACCCCGCAAAACTACGAAGATCGCTACGCCCACGCAACACACCGCGTCATGGAGTTGATGGCGCAGGGAAATACACCTGCCCATGCAGCCTACACGGCAGCGATGGATCACGGCCTAGGCCTTAACCAATACGGACGACTACTCCGTGAAACCAGAGAACGATATGAGGAGACAAACTGATGTCGAATTTACCTAAGCACAAAGCTATCGTTGATTACTGGCAGACTCGTGTGTACGAGCAGGACCTTGGCACGGACTGGGACGAGGCCGAACATAGGTGTTGGCGCTGTGGGGTGAGACGATCCGGGAAAAAATCTAAATTAGAAAGATGTCACATCATCCCGGCATCTTTAGGCGGACCAGACACTGTTGAGAATCTAGTTCTTCTCTGTACGCACTGCCATAAAGAAGCTCCAAACATAAATTCTAAAACCGTTATGTGGGACTGGATTAAAGCAACAAAAACAGAATTGTACGACACGTTCTGGACACTACGAGCATTCGATGAAGTAGAAAAATTGTACGGCGTAAGCATGGAACAATTAGCAGAACAAACACTACAGCAGAAAGGACTTGGACCTAGTCGGGGGACCAGTAAGTTCATGCGAGAACTGAAAGAAGTTTATGAAAATATTAGTGTCCATTTTGGAGAAGGTAAATACAACGCATCAACAGGTGCAGCAGCAATATATCAAGCATTCCAAAATATAAATGGCGAGGATGAAAACAATTATACTCAGGAGAAAAGAAAATGAATTGGGATTGGCACTGGATTAGTTGGTTTAGAGGAACTCCATTTCAATGGGGCGAATTTAAATTAAATAGTGGAAATCCTTATAAAAGTTATAGATTTGGACCATTACTTATTCGTGTGTTTCTGAGGGGGTCGAACGTGGTGAGGAGGCCGGAGGCACAGTCATCTACTGAGGCCCCGGAGGCGACGAAGTCGCAGGGGCATGTTGGTGGTGATGCCTGAACAGGACAGCCTCTATCACAAAGTGATTGACGATCTGTACGAGCAGGTCGTTGATCACGACCGACCACGTGGATCACAGTTCGACTACTGCGAGGACATAACGGAGAAGTACATCGACAAGATGTCCGACATCGAAATGCAATACTGGTACGACACATACATCGCCCCCTTGCGGGGCCTTCACAAAGAGACACAGCACAATGAAAGAAGAAAACGTCCGCTCCGAGATGGTTCAACTTGCCCAACGAATACGAGATGCAGGTGACGAACTCCACGACCTAGCAGTAGAACTGGCCGACAACATAGCCCGGACAGACCCGGACGATACCTATCTGGATTTCATCATGGCCGAACTGGAGAAGTCAGACGACAGCACAGACGTGGCTGCACACCTCGTAGCATCTGGTGTCAGGGCCATCCTGATGTTCGATGCCGTCGACACCACGGTGGTGAACTGAGGCTGCGACAACCTGTCACAGAGACATCAATTCAATGATCATTTAGACTCTAAACATCGCCCCCTTGCGGGGCCTTCACAACAGGAAGGGCAAAGACAATGGAAGTATCAGTGCATCGAGTAACCGACATAAAGTTGAAGCGTACTCAGTACGACAGCTTCAACACCGTAACCGTCACAGTCACCGACAAGCACGGTGATGAGACAGAATTTACATTGTTCAGTAACGAAGACAGTCACATCGAAATTGGAGAAGACAAGTGAGCCGCTACAACCTGACACAACGAGTACCAGTAGACTACGTCACCATCAAGACAGCATCACAAATTACAGGGATGACAGCCAATGCAATCAGAGTTGCCGGATACGCCGGAAAGATCGACATGGTCCGAGCCGGAGCAGGAGGATGGCCCTCAGACCGACGACACCACAACGAGGTCTCACTCCAATCGCTCTGGGATTACATCACAAACCGTGATCCCCGAGGCCGTCCGGGACTACGTGACATCCGTAGCAGGGGAGTCAGTAAGTAATGACGACACAGAACAATTCATACACGACCTCGAAGAGTGGTACGACAAAGCTGATGTGTGATCAGTGTGAGACAGAAGTTGCAGTGGTCAAGGATTCAGGACTGTTGCTGTGTGCCACCTGCTCGAATCAGATGAGGCCACCGTGGAGGCGTTCCTGATAGTAGCTATCATAGTGATAGTCTTTCATGTCGCCGTCTTCCGATAGATAGATTACCGACAACCATAAACATACGAGACAGTAGAGAAGAGGTAAGGAAACAATAGTAGAAATTACTGTTTGTCTCAAACCTGATACATAGATATGTACTCGCCGCGACGACCCCCTCACAATAGGACAAATTGTCGCACCCCTGAAACCCGCAGAAACCCGGCGTTTTTCACCGATGGTGTCGCCGGTTCTGCACCCCAGATAGGGCCGATCTGGTACTATCGGGAACGAGGAAAAGAAAATGCTAGTGAAATATGACTACAGCAAAGACGGAATTATCACATCAGAAGAAGCCCTGCGTCGGCTATGCAACTCTGATCTCATCGACTCATTACAGAGCATGTACGAGATGGATGGTGACATGTTGATCTCCACCTACAATACACTAATAGGCTGCATGTACACCTTGATGAGAATAAAGGAGTCCATTGACAATGGTGGTGAGGTAGTTGATAATGATGAGTAACCACCAATCAATTACAGGATTTCACCATGGCAAAGTGGAAACAGCTGAACGCATCGAGGGTCTTCCCGGATTTCAAACCGGTACGGAACCCTCGATGGCTCTGGAATCGTTACGGAAAGTTCTACGATCCCTTGGTCTGGGTGAAGGTAGACGGCAGGGTACACCACTCCGGTGCCTCCCAAGACACGTCCAGTCCGAAGGCCGGACTCTCCAGCCTGTAGCTGTCCTTAGTAAATGTGACCGTTCCGAAGAGCGTCTGTAGCACGAGCGGTTCCATATCGGATTACTCCCCTTTTAATCTTTGTCCACAAGTTGGAGCCACCACGGTGACCCCCGACATTGAAAACATCAAACACGAGTGTGGCAGTACTGAATGTCATGGCGGTTCTCCTGCCCCAGAATGGGGCCTCCCCTGAATATAATTGCTGCACTGCACAATGACAAGACCATGCCAGAAATCATAGCCATTCCACTTGCAGTTGTACTACTCGTCGGCGCGATTGCATTCACATTAATCTTCTTCAGAGGCAACGATGAGTGATTCAGAACCAGTCAAGACACACATACCGTGCCACCTATGCGGATCGTCCGACGCAGGTGCACTCTACACAGACGGACACTTCCATTGTTTCAGCTGTCGTCAGACTGAACACGCATACGACGGCGAACACGCACACGAGGTAGTAACTCACATGAAACCAACACATCAGAAACCACGTCTCGTCCACGACTCCTCGCGTCTGGATGAGATGCTGAACGGCCTGACCTGCGGCGTCCTTGCAGACCGCAAGATTTCGGCAGCAGTTGTCGAGAAGTTCGGGGTCCGCGTCGACAACGTGAACGACCGACACCTCTACCCGTATCGTAACGCGGACGGTGACCTGACAGGGGTGAAGACACGGTACTCCAGAAACAAGACGTTCTCATGGGACGGTAACGGACAGACAGCCCTGTTCGGGATGCACCTGTTCCCCGGCGGTGGTAAGACAATCACCATCTGCGAGGGCGAGATCGACACGATGGCCGCACACCAGATGAATGGGTCCAAGTGGCCCACCGTCGGGATGCCGTCAGCCACCGGGGTCAAGGCTATCAAGGAGAACCTCGAATACCTGAACACGTTCGAGGAAATCTATCTGGCCTTCGACAATGACGATGCAGGTAAACGTGCCACCGAGGACGTTGCCAATTTGTTCGAGCCTAACAAGTGCAAGGTAGTCAACCTCGCCCCACTGAAGGATGTCGGTGAGTATCTGGCCGAGGGTAAGGTCGAGGACTACACCCGACGTTGGTGGAACGCACAGCCCTTCACCCCGGAGGGTATCGTCCGAGGCTCGTCACTCTGGGACTTGGTCTCCACCGACGACGACACCCCTTCCGTACCGTATCCGTACGATGGACTACAGGAGATGACCTACGGCATCCGTGTCGGTGAACTGGTCACGCTCACAGCCGGGTCAGGACTGGGCAAGTCAGCCGTCGTCCGCGAACTGATGTACCACCTTCTCAACGTGACCGAGGACAACATCGGCTGCTTGTTCCTTGAGGAATCCACCAAGCGGTCAGCCCTTGGCTTCATGTCGATGGCTGCGAACAAGCCGCTCCACCTGCCCGACACTGAGAAGACACCGGAGGAACTACGACTGGCCTTCGAGCAGACACTCGACACCGACCGCATCTTCTTCTACGACAGCTTCGGGTCGAACTCGCTGGACAATATCATCGGCAGGGTCCGTCACATGGCGAAGGCTATGGACTGCAAGTACATCGTCCTCGACCACCTGTCCATCGTTGTCTCCAGTCAGGAGAATGGTGATGAACGTAAGGCCATCGACGAGATTGTGACGCGGCTGCGTATGCTGATTCAGGAACTACGTATCAGTCTCATCATGGTGTCGCACCTCCGCCGACCGCAGGGTCAGGGCCACGAGGATGGTGCAGCTACTAGCCTGTCGCAGCTTCGAGGCTCTGCTGCCATCGCCCAGCTATCAGACATGGTCATCGGACTGGAGCGTAACGGTCAGGCTGAGAACGAGGTGATGCGGAACACAACGACAGTCCGTGTCCTGAAGAACCGGTTCTCCGGTATCACCGGTCCTGCCACCTACCTGTACTACGACAAGACAACAGGTCGCTTGACAGAGGTCGGCGAACCGGGACAGGATGACACACCCGTATTCGATAACAGCCCACTGGCAGACTTCACATCATGAGTGAGGCTCGGATAAAAGAGATAGAAGAAGAACTTAAAGAGTTGCAGATAAAATATGACAACTATGAATACCGCGACACTGGGTGGGACAAAAATCCTTACGCTGTGCCGATTGCATGGCGTCGAACAGAACTTAACCTTCTACAATATCCAGTCGATGTGGAAGTTAGTCAGCAAGGATTTGTAGTTGTTGCACCGAATAAGCGGAAGTTTGTTGTTACGCCTCATCGAAGGTGGAGAGACTTTCGGAGAAGTAAATGGTACCGGTACAAAACCATCGACCACCTCATGGAAAATTATTTTCTGAAAAATGACTGACATCATCGTTGACATAGAGACAGACGACCTCGACGCCACGGTCATCCACGTTGCCTGTACTCGTGTGGTAGGCACCGAGGATCGTCGGACGTTCACCGCCGAGAACATGGCAGAGTTGCCTGATTACCTCCGGTCCTTCGACTGGATGTACGGACACAACGCTGTGAACTTCGACATCCCAGTCATCAACCGTCTGCTGAACGCCGACCTCGACCTCGCCAAGGTTCGAGACACCATGCTGATCAGTCAGCTGCTCTGGCCTGATCGTCCCGGCGGACACAGTCTCCGGGCATGGGGCGAACGACTGTCCGATGCCAAGATCGACTTCCACGACTGGAGCCTCGGGGCAACAGCCGAGATGATTGAGTACTGCCGACAGGACGTTGACCTGACACATCGTGTACTGAAGCACCTACAGGGTCAGGCGTACCAGATGGACAGGGGTGCTGGTGGTGCGTCGTGGAAGTCCGCCATCGCCATGGAGCATCGTGTCCGTGCCGTGATGAACTCGGTCGAGGATCACGGCTATTACCTCGACCAACCCAAGGCTGGGCATTTAGTGTCTAAACTTTCCAATGAGGTTGCCGAGATCGAGGCCGAGGTTCTGGCCGAGATGCCGGACCTGCCCAAGCCTCGTCGCCTTGTCGTCCCCAAGTATCGGAAGGACGGTACCATGTCATCCGTCGGGCTGAAGCATCTCAACGATCCATCTGTCTGTGATGGTGGAGGTCCCGGCACGGGACAGCACACGGCTATCGAGTGGCAGACATTCAACCTTGCCAGTCGTCAGCAGATTGCCGACCGTCTCCAGCGACAGGGGTGGGTTCCGAAGAAACACACCGAGAAGGGACAGCCCATTGTTGACGAGGCCACGCTGTCGGTCATTGACCTACCCCTTGCTCAGAAGATTGCCCGTTACCTGATGCTTCAGAAGCGGGTGGCACAGGTATCCTCATGGCTCGACAAGGTAGACAGGGACAGTCGTGTCCGCTGCGGTTACCTGACACTGGGTGCCATCACCCACCGCATGTCCTGCACCGGACCGAACCTGCAACAGGTGCCGGGACCACAATCAGAGTACGGTATGGAGTGTCGGTCATGCTGGACTGTACCGGCGGGACGACAGCTTATCGGCACTGACCTTGCCGGTATCGAACTCCGATGCCTTGCCCATTACCTTAACGACAACGACTACACAGAGGAACTTATCAATGGAGACGTTCACACAAGAACTCAACACCTTGCTGGACTCCCTACACGCGCTGGAGCAAAAACTTTCACGTACGCACTGCTTTACGGGGCGGGAAATGCAAAGCTGGGAACTATTATCGGAGGCGGAGCAGATGCTGGTGCTGCAATTAGGGAACGATATCTCCGTGGTATGCCATCATTTGCGAACCTACAGCGAAGAGTTGCCCGACAGGCGGCATCAGGCACAGTCACCGGTATCGACGGACGACACGTCCGAGTCCGCTCAGAACACGCAGCCCTGAACACGCTGCTCCAATCATGTGCTGCGGTCATCGCCAAGCAGTGGCTGATCAACGTCTCCCAGACGTTACCCACCGGGGCAAACATCGTAGCCATGATTCACGACGAACTCTGCATCGAGGCTGACACCAGTCTCGATCCCGAAGAGATCGGATTGATCTCAAAAAATGCTGTACAGGCCGTGGCCGAGCAGCTATCCTTCAACTGCCCACTCGATTGTGATTGGAAGGTGGGCAACAACTGGTCGGAGACACACTGATGAAACGTGTAAAGTTCACGCCCGAAGATATCGAATACGCCAAGCAGGTAGCCCAAGACATCTATGATGAGTCACGGAAGCAGGGATTAAATCCCGGCAACGCAACAGGTCGTGGATACGAAGCTAAGAACGAAATACTTGGTGTTGTGGGGGAGATGGCCTACGCCAAGGCTACTGGCAGAAAGTTCGTCCCAAACATCAACCAGTTCAAACGACCTGACGTTGGCGATACCCATGTCCGCAGTAGTTATTCATTAGGTCATATGATACTTCGTCCCGGTGATGTGCCGGGTCTGTACAGCTTTGTTCATGTCGCTAGGGATCACACATGGGCAACGGTTGTCGGACACTTCGACGGGGCCGAGGCCATGACAGACAAGTACTGGCGTACCAAGGAGCAGATCGCTAACGTACTCGGACCGGGTGATGCTGCTTGGATCGTTTACTTCAAAAAACTTAAACCACTGCAAGAGGCAGCATAATGAAGATCGAAGTAAACCTGAACGACGAATGGGTTGATGAGGTTGTGGCGGCATCGCTGCGTGACTTCATCCGGCGGGACTACAACACCCCTGACGTACCTATCAAGGCCATGAAGAAAGTCCTGAAGTTCTACACCACTCGCGAGGACTACACGGATTTCATGGAAGACATCAAGGAATTGGATGACATTCATCGTCATCAAGAAAGGTTTGACTTCTGATCGGCAACCTGATAGAAGTCAGATGTGCGATACGGAGGGGCCTCGCACACCCCCAGAAACCTAAAGGAAAACATCATGCCTACACTTACTGGAACTGCTCACTGGGCCAAGGTACACGAAGCCGCCAATAGCCCGAAGTACCCCGACAACTACCAGTTCTCCATTGATATTGGTCCGTTGTCTGTTGACGACATTGCCGAACTGACCGCCCAAGGTCTGGCCGACAAGATCGTCCACGATCACGCCAAGAAGGATTACACCCCGTGTATTAACTTCAAGCACCCGCCGGTTGTCTGGGAGAACAATCCCGACGATCCCGACGGTGATCGGATCGAGGTTCCCTTCGAGCCTCGTGTCGTTGACGCCGAGATGAACGCCATTCCGAAGAGTACCCTCATCGGTAACGGCTCCACGGTAAACGTGGTGTACTTCGCCTCACACTCCAAGAAGTACGGCACGACCTCGGCCCGTTTCAATGCGGTTCAGGTTGTTGATCTTGTGCAGTATGCAGGGTCAGCACCGGACCCGATGGCTGAACTTGCAGCACTCGGGAACGAGGCATCGTTCTCCTCCTAGTAGTCCGGGTCCGGGGGTACCCGTCATCCACCCCCACCTAATTTCAGGAGGCAGTACCATCAAACGTATCGAAGACATTCCACAAGACCTACAGATGATGTTCGATCTTGGGATTACCAATCCTAATCCCGAGAACGTCGAGACCATGCTGTCGGATATGCGCGAAGCTGTTCTTCGATCTATCTCCGAACCGGCAAGGAAACCTAAGACACTTCGCATGTCGAACATGGGACGGCCTGACCGTCAGCTGTGGTACGACATTAACCGACCGTCACCCAATTCTGGAATGCCGTACAGCCTACGCATCAAGTTCCTGATGGGCCACCTGATGGAAGCCCTCATCCTGTTCCTGATCAAGGAGGCTGGGCATACAGTCGAGGACGAGCAGCGCGAGATCGAGATCGGTGGTATCAAGGGACACATGGATGCCCGGATCGACGGGGTCGTCACCGACGTGAAGACAGCGTCCCGGTACGGCATGAAGAAGTTCGACGATGCCCTGACCCTCGCCATGGACGATCCCTTCGGGTACATCGGGCAGATCAGCGGCTACGCACAGGCGTGTGGTGATGATCGTGCTGCCTTCCTTGCCATCAACAAGGAGTCCGGTGAGATTCAAATCTGCACCGTCTCTGGCAACCACATGATCAATGCAGAGGAGCGGGTCTCCCATGTCAAGTCTGTCCTGTCTGCTGATACGCCACCTGCTCGATGTCACGATTCGATTCCAGACGGGAAGTCGGGCAACCTCGGGTTGGCGAAGGGTTGCACGTTCTGCGACCACAAATTTGAATGCTGGGCCGATGCTAACGGCGGCGCAGGACTCCGAGGATTTCGATACGCCAACGGAGTGAAGTACCTAACCCATGTAGCAAAGACACCGAATGTCGAAGAATTCGTCCGGTAGAGGACACTGGAAAAACCCATCACGAATACGACTCGACCCGGATAACTCCTTCGGCTTTGTCTATCTCATTGTCAACCTGCTGACAGGTCAAAGATACATCGGCAAGAAGCAGTATCACCAGTATCGAAAGGGTGTACGGACACGACCATCAGACTGGCGAATCTACACATCCTCATCACGTACCCTCAATGATGATATCAAACGACAAGGCAAGTGCAACTTTCACTTCGAGATACTTGCCGAGTTCAATACAAGAGGCGGACTTGTCTACGGCGAGACGCATCTTCAGCATGTCTGCAATGTCCTGACGGAACAACTAGAAGACGACGAACGACTATTCTACAATCGGTTCATCGACAAAATCAGGTTCATCCCGAAGGAGTTCATGACGGCCAAGCAGAAAGAGAAAGTCATGTCCCGTGTCCTCGAAGATTTCCGTTGACCTCGAAGAGAAGTTAGAGGTATTGTCAGACACACCTGCCGGTGATCCACACCGGCTCCTATTCATGGCGGTCATCTTTCAGGCCATGCTCGATGCAACCAAGCCGGAGGCAGAGAATGAGTCAGCAGAAGCAGTACTTGAACGAGGCAGGGCACAGGCGTGGCTCTTTGCAACAACGGGAGTTACAGCAACAGACTTCATCACCGTCTGCGATCTGGCCGGGATCGACTACAGTCATGTCCGGTCCTTTGCCCATCAGGTCATCAACACAGGCGAAGTCAGCTTCATCAGGAAAAAAATCAATGCCATCCTCAACCACAGTTAAATCAGACGGCTGGTCCACCAGCTACTACGAACTGCCGCACGGCGCAGCTGAACTACAGGACCTGATCGAGTATCGGGAGATGAACTTCAGCGTCGGTAACATCTTCAAGGCCTGTTATCGTCTGGGCCGAAAGGACGGGGCGACAACGCTCTACGACCTGAACAAAATTAAGTGGTACGTCGAGCGTGAGATCATCAGGCTCGAACGTGAGCAACGGCAGCAGCAGTTCGAGTTTAAGGAAGAGTATCTATGAAGCAGGTCAACGGCCTCTGGCTCCCGGATTCAGACACACACTTTGCCGGTCCTGATTATGAGATCGGGACACGGCGGGTAGCCCTTGGCCTGACCAAGAACCGGCGTGTTGCTCTCGATGTCGGTGCCCATGTCGGCATCTGGACACGACACCTTGCCGAGGAGTTCGACACGGTCTGGGCCATGGAGCCAAACCCTGAGAACTTTGATTGTCTTACCCGTAACACCGACGATCTCGACAACGTGGTACTCCGCAACGAGGGTGCGTCGTGGACAGACGATATGATGACACTGGTCCATAATCGTCAGGGTAACTCTGGCATGTGGTCACTAGCCGCGCCGGGACAGAAGGCAGACGGGACGGCCTACTTCGTCAAGGTCGTCACCATTGACAGCCTTGCCTTACCTGATCTAGACTTCATCAAGATTGACGCCGAGGGACATGAACCTGCCGTGCTGCGTGGGGCGACAGATACCATTGAACGATGCCGTCCTGTACTCTGCCTTGAGGTGAAGGGTAACGGCGTATCGTACGGGGCCGTGGCTGATGCTATCAACATGGCCTTGTCATCTTTTAACTTTGACTATCATCCGCACCGCATCGGTTCGGAAATCATCTACACACCGGCATAACATGGCAAAGAAAGTAGAAACCCGAGTCGTCCGTACCAAGACAAAGCGTCGGACATTTCCCGTAGGACGCCGCCACTCCAAGAAGATTGGCCGTAGATCAACGATCTTCCGTAAGCGCGGCAACCAGTAACCACCGGAGAATTACATGCAAGTTACCCTCATAAACTCAATGGGGACAGACCAGACTGTTGTCGATGCTGCGCGTGTGTCGTTTGCCAAGAAGGCAGACAATTACACCGAGGCCCAGAACGAGAAGCTGATCCAGTATCTGGCCCGACACAATCATTGGACGCCATTCGGTCACGCACAGGCGACCTTCCATATTGAGGCACCCATCTTCGTTGCCAGACAACTTGTCAAGCATCAGGTCGGACTGGTCTGGAACGAGGTGTCACGTCGGTACGTAGACGACAAGCCTCGCTTCTTCAGTCCGTCCTCGTGGCGTCCCCGGTCTCAGGACAAGAAGCAGGGATCGGACAAGCACGACATAATTCCTGATATGCGTCAGGCGTGGAAGGTGTATGAGTCCGCGATCCACAACATCAGTAAGACCTACGGCATCCTGCTTGAGATGGGTGTCGCCCCGGAACAGGCCCGGATGGTACTGCCCCAGTCGATGATGACTGAGTGGTACTGGACCGGAAGTCTGGCAGCGTGGTCTCGTGTCTGTCGCCTTCGTGTCTCCGACGACGCACAGGCCGAGACAGAGCGGATTGCGCTGGACATCAGCCGTGAAATGAAACACTTATTCCCCGTATCATGGGCAGCACTGGAGGAAAATAATGGCTGAACCACAGGACTATCTCAAAAGCAAATTGGCGAGTCAGCGACTCGTGCATAAAATCAAAAATTACTATGCCGACCGTGGCTCTCCCAACGTCCGTGTCTGGGTCGAGGAGGAAACGGTGGGCCGTCAGAAAATCTATCAAGTCAGGTCTAACCTGCGCTTCACCGTGCCGGAGATAAATTAATGTTGTCCAACCACCTACCAACGCAGTACCAGCAGTTTATTGCACTGTCCCGCTATGCCCGATGGCTTCCCGATGAGGGCCGTAGAGAGACATGGTCTGAGACGGTGGATCGTTACGTGGACAACGTCGTTGCCCGGCGCATCGACGACGAGGCAGTCGTGGAGGAACTGCGCGAGGCTATCCTGTCACTGTCCATCATGCCGTCCATGCGTATGATGATGACTGCCGGACCTGCCCTCGACCGTGACAACACTGCCGGATACAACTGCTCGTACCTTGCAGTGGACGACATGAAGGCGTTCGATGAGGCCATGATGATCCTGCTGTGCGGGACTGGTGTCGGCTTCTCTGTCGAGCGTCAGCACATCGCCCACCTGCCCGAGGTTCCTGATCAGCTATTCGACTCCGAGGATGTCATCGTCGTTCACGACTCGAAGGAAGGCTGGGCCAAGGCGTATCGCAAGGTCATTGCCATGCTCTACTCTGGTGAGATTCCGAAGTGGGATGTGTCAAAAGTCCGTCCGTCCGGTGCCAAGCTGAAGACATTCGGTGGCCGTGCCTCGGGTCCGGAGCCACTGGTTGATCTCTTCCGGTTTACCATCAACGTCTTCCGGGGTGCCGTGGGTCGTCGCCTGAACAGCATCGAGTGCCACGACGTGATGTGCAAGATCGGTGACATCGTTGTCGTCGGCGGTGTACGCCGTTCGGCCATGATCAGCCTGTCGAACCTGTCCGATGATCGGATGCGTCATGCCAAGTCTGGTCAGTGGTGGGAGCAGAATGCTCAACGTGCACTGGCAAACAACTCCGTGGTCTACACCGAGAAGCCGGATGTCGAGTCCTTCCTCCGTGAATGGACAGCACTGGTCGAGTCCAAGTCTGGTGAGCGTGGCATCTTCGCCCGTTACGCAGCAGACAAACATGTCGAGAACCATGGTCGTCGCAAGGCAGGGTACGAGTGGGGGACGAACCCATGCTCCGAGATCATCCTCCGCAACAACCAGTTCTGTAACCTGACAGAGTGCGTCGTCCGGTCCACCGACACTGTCGAGTCGCTGAAGAACAAGGTACGTCTTGCCACGATCCTCGGCACTGTCCAGTCTACCTATACCAAGTTCCCGTACCTGCGTCGTGTCTGGACGAAGAACACGGAGGAGGAACGTCTCCTCGGTGTCAGCCTGACAGGAATCATGGACTCGGTGGTGACCAGTCATCCCGACCCGGAGGTTCTTGCCGAACTGCGACAGATTGCTGTGGATACTAACAAGGAATGGGCCGAGATTCTGGACATTCCGCAGTCTGCTGCAATTACCTGCGTCAAGCCGTCCGGTACTGTCTCGCAGCTGGTCGATGCCGGATCCGGTATCCATGCCCGACACAGCCCGTACTACGTCAGGACAGTACGTGGAGATGTCAAAGACCCTTTGACGCAGCTTATGATTGACGAGGGTGTCCCGGCAGAGCCGGAGGTATTTCATCCTGAATCAACCATGGTCTTCTCGTTCCCGGTCAAGTCGCCTGAGTATGCGGTTACCCGTAACGACATGACCGCACTGGAACAGCTGGAACTCTGGAAGGCGTATGCTGTCGGCTGGTGTGAACACAAGCCTTCGGTAACCATCAGCGTCCGTGATGAGGAATGGCTTGAGGTTGGTGCATGGGTCTACAAAAACTTCGACCTGTGCAGCGGCATCAGTTTCCTCCCACACTCTGATCACACCTACCAACAGGCACCGTATCAGGACTGTGACGAGGAGACGTATCAGGAACTGCTCGACAGGATGCCAAAGATGATTGACTGGGATCGTCTGGGCGAGTACGAAGCAGAAGACAACACGGCAGGGTCTCAGACACTGGCCTGTGTTGGGGGAGTATGTGAAATTGTCGATCTCGGCGCAGCGTAAATGTCAGGCCGCATGTCGGCTTGATGAGGAGAAAGAGTACTGCATAGGATGCGGTCGTACAGTCGAGGAAATTCGACAGGCCTATCGAGACTACGTAAAGTCAACCAAGGAGAAGTAAATGTTAGAATTAGTTCTTGCCATCATGCTGGGCATCGGCACCTTTCTGGGTCTGCCGTCCGGTGACGTGAACGAATACGGTCAGCCACAAATCTACGGCTGGGGTAACCAGACCATCGACAAGTTCGGCAACACCGCCGCAGATCGTGAGCGTCTGGCTGCTGAGAAAGCAGAAGGTAAGTAAAAAAAGTCTTTGTGAAGGTTGTCGTCTCTGATGATTATGTCCTCATGGATATATTCATTGGATACGACGCCTCCACTGTCGAGGCCTATGTCGCATGTACCGGGTCGATTCGAGAGAACACCCGCACAGAGGCTCCGGTAATCCACGGCCTCAATCACCGCAAACTTCGCGCCGACGGACTGTTCGACCGTCAATGGTCGGTAGACGAAATCGGACAATACTGGGATCAGGAAGATGGTCGCCCGTTCTCGACGGAGTTTTCATTCACCCGTTTCTGCACTATCCCACTAGCCCGTCGCAGGAGAATCAAGGATTGGGTCATGTTTTGTGACTCGGATTTTATCTTCCAGCACGATCTCTCCAAGCTGTTCGACTACTGCCGAGGCTACCCCGACAAAGCCCTGATGACTGTCCAGTTCGACTGGCAACCCGAGGAGGGTGCAGTCAAGATGGATGGACGACAGCAGAGTCAGTACAGCAGGAAGTTGTGGTCATCGCTGATGATGATCAACATGAGCCACCCGTCCAACTCCAAGCTGACAACTGAGGTGGTCAACAGTGCGTCCGGTACACGTCTGCACAATTTCTTCTGGCTCGACGAATCGGAGATCGGGTGTCTCCCCGCGCAATGGAATTGGATCGAAGGGGTCAGCGATGCCAATACTGTACCGGCAGGAATCCACTTCAGTCACGGACTGCCGACACATCCCGGCTATGCCAACTGCCGGTACGCCACAGAATGGTGGGAGTATCTGCACCGGCAGCTGACCCACCTTGGCGACTCACAAAATTTTGAAGGGCTTCAGCCATGAACAAGTACGTATTGGTAACGTCGTTCAACGAGGACGGCTACGAGAAGTATGGCCGACGGATGCTGGAGTCTGTTGCCCGGTACTGGTCTGAGGATATCGACATCCGTGTCTGGTACCACGACTTCGATCTGCTAGAGCAGGACGGTCTGCCCGAGGCAGATCATATCAGCTACCACAATCTGAATGATGTCTCCGAACTGATCCTGTTCCGCAACAGGATGAAAGATTACGAGCCACCGAACTGGCGTATGGACGTGGTCAAGTTCTGTCACAAGGTCTACGCCATCACCCAGACGTGTCGTAGCCTTGTCTCAGACCCCGAAGATCAGACACCCTACAGTCTGCTCTGGATCGACGGAGACACAGTAACAACTGGTCCTGTCACCGCTGACTGGCTAGACACATTCATCGACACAGAGACCGATGTCACCCTGCTGGAGCGTCCCGTCGCTGACTATGCCGAGACATCCTTCATGCGGTTCGCCCTCTGGCCGGATCGTGAAGCAGCCTTCAACGTGCTGGAAGATGTCCGTTCGGCATACGACAGTCTGGAAGTTCGTGGATATCGTGAGTGGCACGACGGCTTTGTCTTCCAGCGTATCATCAACCTGCATCAGAATCATGGATTGATGGTGCAAAATCTTTCGCCTAATGCTACAACACTCGACGCATTCCATACGTCACCGCTGTCTGAACGCATGGAGCATTTCAAGGGAGCAAAGAAAGATGGCCCTGTTGAGCCACCTAAAGAAATTCCAATCATGGTGCAGCCCCGTGACTCTATGCCGGATGATTATATCAAGAATAACATCGTGGAAAACGCTGGACTTATCGGGAAGTGGGTGGAAAGGTGCCGAGTCCATAACGGACGAGGAGTGGTGGTATCGGCGGGGCCGTCGGTAGACTACGATCTGCTTCGTCAGGAATACTACGACGGAAAGTTCGTCAGCAAGAGTCACATCCTCTGCGTCAAACATGCGCTGCCCCGGATGCACGAGGCCGGTATCGTCCCGTGGGGATGTATTGTCCTCGACCCACGTCCCATCGACGGCGAGTCCACGCACGGCGTACTCCGCAAAGACCTGTTCGAGAACATCGACAAGCGGACGATCTTCTTTGTCGCGTCCATGACAGACCCGTCGGTGACCAGACACCTGATCGAGAAGGGTGCGACAATCATCGGCTTCCACGCCTATTCCAACGCCATCCAGCGTGTCGCTTCTGAGGAGGACTTCCCCCTCGATCCGGATACCGTCTACATCACGGGCGGTACGTGTGCTGCAACCCGTGCTGTAGGTCTCCTCCACACCCTCGGGTTCCGTGATGCAACCGTGATCGGTCTGGATGGTTCATTCCCGGAGCCGCCGGACGAGGAGAAGGGCGACAAGATTACCAGTCACGACGGGAAGGAACGGGAGAAGTATCTGTCAGTCAAGATCAACGACAAGTCGTTCTGGACGACCGGCGAACTACTTGCCATGGCGCAGGATTGCGAACGTCTGTTTGACAGAACCGACATGGATATGGAACTGTCGTTCATCGGGGAGGACACGCTCTGCGCCGAGACGTGGAAGAACCGTAAGATACGTGAACTTAAAGACCTGAAGGATATTGCCCGTGGGTATTGAGACAACGACGTACCGTCTGCTCCAGCAGATAGAACCGAAGGACAAGACGTGCCTGTGTCTGGGCTACTCCGATCTGCTGGTTGACCCTGCACTGATCGAAGGTGAGTACACCGAACTGGAGGACGCCGACAAGATTCGGTCGTGGCATAACTGGCCGCACCCGGTGTACGACACAACAGAAGTGTTGACCTCTGAACTAGGATTTCAGAAAATAGACTATGTAGATATTGTTCAGGCGCGTGGTCCGGAGCGTATCGTTGACCTCAACTATCCCGCTGACTGGGAGGAAGAATATGATGTCGTTATTGACGGCGGTACTGCCGAGCATTGCTTCAACATCGGACAGGTATTTGCTAATATCCTTTCCGCTGTTCGACCTGATGGCGGCGTGGTCGTCCATGTAAATCCGCTGAACATGATGAACCATGGCTTCTGGAACATCAGTCCCACAGCCTATGCTGACTTCTACCGGGACAATGGCTTCGAGATGCTGGGCGGATGTGGCGTAACCGGCCCTATGTCAGGACGACAGGTCGTACCATACGACAAGAACCATCTCTACGGCAGGTTTCAGTTCGAGCAGCCTGTCGAGATGACGAACATCATGGCGTTCCGTCGGACCACAAAGGTCAACGGCCCCGTAATCTGGCCCATGCAGAGTAAATATCGATGAGTGATGACAAGGATAAGGTAGTCTACCTGAAGGGGAAGCAGCAGGTTCCCAGCCCGGAGGAGGATCAGGCCGAGGCTTTGCGTACCATGGCGGAGTGTCTTAGCATAGTATCGGCCAAGGTAGCCTCTGAACAGGTTGACGGCATAATTGTGATAACCTTTAACAAAGACAGCACGTCAGAAGACTACCTCGTAGGCCAACTGAATATGGCGGAAGTTACTCACGTACTTCAATGCCTACTCGTCAACAATGTTCTGATGACGCAGATAGACTTTCGAGACTTGGAATAGACTATGCTTGGTGGAATCCCTCTAGAACTTGTCACAATGCTTGGCAGCAGCCTGTTGGGCGGCTTCATGACCCTCTGGTCTCAGAACATGAAGTCGAAGCAGGAGGCCTTCCAGAGGGCCATAGACGGCCTTGCAGCGCAGTCCAAGGCTACGGACGAGGCTCGTAGGTACGAGAACAAGGGATTCCAAGTTACCCGCCGTATCATCGCCCTGTCGGCTATCGGTGCGGTCATTGTCTGGCCGAAGGTTGTCCCCGTATTCTGGCCTGACATGCCAGTCATCGTCGGCTGGACCGAATGGAAGCCGGGATTTCTATTCTTGATCGAGGGTGAAGAGCAGACAGTCTGGCAGACAATGAAGGGGCTGGTCATTACCCCGCTAGATACGCATCTTGTCTCTGCTATTACTGGACTCTACTTCGGCGCGTCCATGGTGAAGAACGCCAAGTAGTTTAGATATCCGTAAAATCACTAATGTCAATGGTCCCATCGAGGATGCCCTCTTCGATATCTTTTACAATCTGTCGGCGTGTTGAGGGGTTTGCCCCAATAAATGGAATCATCCTAACCAGTTCTTTTGCCAGAGGCGTGGCATTTCCTGTAGTAATGAAGGCACTTGCTGCCTTGGCAATCCGTTCAGTCTGACCCGCCGCCGGACCAGCCAGAGAAATTAGTGGGCTTACCCCATATTTCGGTGCTTTGACCGCATCAAATAGCATGGTGTACGGGCCGAAGAGGTTGCTGCTAATAAATGCCTCAGTCCAAAACTCAGGACCATAAGCATCATAGTCTTCATCTTCATCGTCCCAGTTTCGCAAAGCATCCTTGAACATCTTCAGGAACCCTGCTGCTCCGGTAAGTAGCGTGAAGGCGACAGTAAACTGGAACAAACGCTTTGCACGTTCCTGAACATCAAGTGGTTCTCCCTCAAGATTCTTTGATCTGATAAGTTCGTTGTAGGCTCGGGCACCAACAACATTCCCGAAGACAAACATAAAACTTTTCAGCTGTGCGACAGGAGCCAGAGCAGGATTAGACATCCAGAGCGGACGATTGACGATGTTAGGCGTCATGATAAAGTCATCGACAATCCTGATGTCTGCAATCTGTCTGGCCTCTGGCGTTATATTATCCAGATTCTTCAGCCCCAATTCAGACAGCCGACGTTCAGCGTTTTTCTTGTCCCTAATTCCTGCCTTCGTCGAAGGAATGCCACGAGCAATAGCCAGATCACGATCAATGGCGCGTTTACCTGCAAAGTAAGCTAATGCACGACTGAACTGTGTTACCTGTGCAAGAAGGTTCAGCTTAAAGTATTTCTCTGTTACAATGTTAGAGACGTCCACAGCTGAAGACGAGATCAGACGTTCCGACAGGACAGAATCAATACCGTACAGCAATTTAGAAAATTCTTTTTCTGTTTCTGACTTTGAAAGACGAGGAAAAATTTCCCGAATACTTTTTCGATACGCCACGTTCAACGCTTTTGGAATGGCATAGAACAAATCACCCGGACGGGCACGGCTCAGAATAATAATAGGTTCTGACAGCGCAGTAATACCTGCTGTGGACAGTGTTAGTATGTACTCTGCCTGAATTAGTTTACTTAGGAATCCGCGCCAATCACCGGGGACACCATACGGATTGTACCTGCCCTGAAGCGCGTCGTAAATTTCTCTGCCACGAGTTACAGCAGTTCGCACATCCGGGTCTGCATTGAGTTCTGCAATCCGCTTCATGTCAGAGCCAAAGCTATCCCCGAACAAGGTCTTCATGGCGATAGAATTGGCAGCTTGTTGTGCGTATCTGGTATTTACATTGAACACGTCGTCATCAATCAGTCCGTCACGGAACAGCTGATCGGTGATCTTTCGTGGCAGCGTACGTTCTTTCTCAAACCCTGCTTCCTTACGAACCGCACCGACGACTGAACCGCGCATCGCCAAGTCTCTGGATGTAAACTGTACGTCGCTGCCCTTCTCCGCCAACTCAAAATCTTTGACGATGTTACGGGCAATTCGTTCGGCCTGAGAACGTGATATACCGGGAACTTTTGAGACGGAATCAACAAACTGCTGAATCCCCTTCTCACCTTTCCTGACCCATTTATGACTGGCCGACATATATCCGGGAAGATAGTCTTCGTTGGTAAAAATACCTGCGTTGACCAGTTCCTTAAAAATTCTGTCGTTGTTTTTCTTCAGCGTGTTTGCAGCATTTAGAATCGCAGATCGTTCATCTTCTCTAAAGTTGTTGAGAATCTTTTTAATTTCTTCATTGACCGTGATGTCTTCGTCAATGGCGTTTCGACTAAAGTTAAGAATCTGAGCGATGCCCTGCTTACGCGGTTTAGATACCGACGAGGTCAGCGGAATCTTAACTGCCTTGGCAACAGTCTGGGCAGCGTCATAGATAGGGTTGATAAAGTCTGCTGATATATTCTTAACGATAGGATCGTAGTTGTTCATCCTAGCGACAACCTGCGGAAGAACTCCGGTCGTGTCTTTTGCTGCACCGACAGCCATCGGCGTGGTTGCCTGTGTTCCGAGACGAACAAAAGGAGACAAAAGACTTTTGCCCGATGCTATCTTAGACGTTCTAGTAACTGCTCGAACCTGTCCTTGGTTTCCAATATCTGCACTGGTCAGATTACGCTGTCGAACAGCAGGAGCAACTTGGTTCAGTTTCTTCTTGGCAGAGTTAATAACATTTTGCTGGGCCTTCAGAGCCTTAAATTGTTTTGTGCCTTTCTTTGTCTTTTTCAACGCCTCTTTAACAGCGGTACGTTTAGACTCCACTTCCTGCTGTAGGTCGGCAAAGGTAACTTCTTCAGAATTTTCTGCCAGACCCTGAACAGCGTCGCTAATCTCTTTCAGTACGTTTGCATCCGTATCAGTCTGTCCGGCAATAATGTCTTCAAATATCTCTCGTTCACTTGCAACAGCAGGACCTTCCAGTGCTTCAGCTTCAGCAGCTGCCTCGGCCCCTTCCTGCGTCTCGGGCCGTACCGTGGTGAACGGACCAGTAACACCAGCAATCGTACCACCAGCACCAGCACCTGCCAGTGTAGCCTCAGTTAGACGTCGCTTAGATTCTGGGGTGCGAAGTGCCTCAACATCAAAGTCATTGGCCTGTAGAATCGTCAGGGCTTCCTGCGTAAGTTCTGTAGAACCTTCAATACCTGTACCGGCAACGACTTTGGTCAGGGTATTCTGAATGGCTTTCGGACTTCCCTTGAATGGAAGCAGTCTGTTTATAAGGCTGTCTGCCAAGGACTGTCCAACAGCTGTCGTCATGGCTGCGTTGAGTTCGCTATCTGTAAGATTCTCTCGACCAGTCGCTCGTTTTGTCTCGGCCACGTTCTCACCGACAAACGACAAATACAGGGCACCAGCACCTCCACCAATGGCCCCAAGCAGAGAGCCTACCGGACCAAAGGCAGACCCAGCAAGACCACCTGTGACGGCACCTGTGGCAACGGAGGCACCCATTGCAGGGAGCGACATGCCTGTGTATTCCAGAATAGAGGAGGCGACATCTCCGACATCCTCTGCATCTTGAATAGGCTTGATACCCGGTATCTTGCTGATCTCAACATCTTGTCGATCAGCATATTTCTCAAGGTCAATCTGTGTCTCAGGGGAAACATTAAATCTGTCAAGGACTGCTGCAATACCTTCAGCAGATGATCCTGCAAACTGACGACCGCCCACCTCAAACAGTTCACCGGCACGTTCAAAGAACCCTGTACCAGCTTCTTCAGCTGTCGGAGGTGTTTCAGGTTCGGGAAGACCAAGACTTATTGAGCCAGATGTAACTCCGCCCTCAACAGATTGTGTCAGCTGATCGACAAAATCCTGTTGTTCAGCAGGAGAAAAGTCGGTGAAAGTATCATCGACTTCAACCTGACCCAGTCCTTCAATCTCAAGGACAGCCATTGTTGTTACTCACCTGCGGTTTGAAGAGTCGGTGTACCGCCGCCAATAAAAGACCAGAAACCTGTATCGTCAATTATTAACTCACCAGATGCTTCAAGCATAGCAGCAATTTCTTGCGGCGAATACTTGTCATACCTTTTCTGTAGCTGGGCTATTCGACGAACAGCAGCATCAGAAACTTTTTCGTACGGACCATCCTGAAGACGATCTGTGATAAAGTCTATATCTCGTGTCGTAGGAGTTTTGAACTTACCTTTATCTTTACCTGCTGCCATTAACGCCGCTGTGGCTTTGTCTTCGACAGCCTTAACTTCACGTTCTTTTAGGCCTCGCAGGAACTTCTTATCTTCCGCAGCAAGTTTACGTTTTTCGGCTGCATTGATAACATCTCCAGCAGTTACCCCGGCACTGCCAAGGAACTGAGTCAGATCACCAAACGGATTTCCTGTTGTTCCTTGACTACCGGCCTGAAAAAATGCACCGGACAGTTTCAGAAGATCGCCCGTAGACAGGTTGTCCAGACCACTCAGAAAAGCACTCTTAGTTTCTGTCGGCTTTGGTTCTGCCGGGGGAAGGACACGGAACGATGCAGCTTTTCCGGCTGGTTTTTCTGCCGCTGGTGTTTCTTCTTCTGTAGATGGTTTTTCTTCAACACCGAAAGACGCAGCGGCAATCATGTCTTCAGGCTTCGTCGTCTCGCCGTACTGATCTTCAAATGCTTCAGGAAATTCAGTCGGACGTTTATCGACGAATTTTTCTAAGGCGCTTTTAGATTCTTCGTAAGACTCTGGAGTACCAAATAAGTATTCAACAAACGGACTTTTGTCTGCACCTTCTTTTATTAAATCCGGAATAATTTCTTGTACTTGTTCTTCTTTACGTCTTCGTGCCCCAAACCCATCATAAGGAATTTTACCACCGTAAGGAAGGTCCGCCGAGCGAAGCACATCTTGTCCGAACTGACTTGTAAAAGCGTCTGCTGGTGTGCGACCCTGTTGCATTCGGACGATCTGCCCACCACCGGCCCTGCGGACAATGCCCGACAATCCGGCCTGACGGCCCACGGCACCGCCCCGGTTGAATAAGCCGAACGCCTTGCCCATAGTCGCACCACCTGCCAGACCACTGGTAAGCTGAGTAAGGGCAGATGGACCCGCAACACCCGGTTTGATAGTCGTCTCTTGGAATCCAGACGGCGACGGTGCGTTGGTAATGAACCGGAGATATGTCGCCAGTGTCTCCTCGGGGAACATCTGTTCACGCTGGAATTGGCTCTGGGCCAGATCAATCGCAGCCTGTTCACGGGCACGTTGCGCCTCACCGACACCACCCAGCTGACCAAGCTGTGACAACTGCTGCTGATACGCCCCGGTACCAATGGACGGCATCTGAGCGGCAAGGTTTGCCAGACGACCACGAGCCGCAGCAGCTTCTGCCAAGGACTGTTGAAATGCCTGTTGACTGCCCAGTGTCTGTAGATCAGACATCTGCTGCTGTAGGTTACGCTGACCTTCAGTCTCTTCGACGAACCGACGGGCACCACGAAGACCACCAGCCTCTACTGCACCGGTCCTGAGTTGTGCCTGTGGGCCACGTGCATACTGACGAGACGCCTCGCGCTTGGCGATGTCGGTCACCGCCTGTTGGTACGGGTTCATTCCCTGCTGGATTTCAGCGGCAGTTATCGGGGCGGCAGCACCGAGGGCGGCTGTACGGGCAACTTCAAACGCAGGGGCCGCACCCGGACCACGGGCAAGAGACTCGATACCACTGAAGGCTTCCTGTTCCTGCGTGGCAAAAGGAGCCAACTGTTGACCGGGGAATGGCTGGAAGCCTTCGGCGGTACGCTGCTCGTAAAGTTCCTGTGACTTTCCGAAGATGTCTTCGATGTATTCGCGCTGTTCCGGGGCGTACTCAGGAACTTGACGGGTTGTCGTCGAAGTGGGCGGCGGCGGCGGTTTTGATGATCCAAAACTCATATCAAAGTTCCTTTGTCATTAACACTGCTTGACGTTTAAATCCGGGCAGAACTTTCTCCCACCCGGCACGTCCTGTAAGCATAAGACGGGCCGCTCCGTGTTGTCGGCCCCACTCTTCTACTGACGGCAGCATCTCCTTTAATTCTTTGAGGCGTCCCCCGCCAAGCCATACATGAAGAATAGGACCATCAACGGCAGGAAGCCAGAATGTTACACCAGCGGTCTGGTGACTATCGTGTAACCAAAGGTCCGCCTGATTGTTCTTCAACAACTGATAGACACTTTCAGGTGTATGGGTATTATCCCGCCTGATGGCATCTAACAGAAGCGGCTCCGCGACAAGCCAAAACTCTACGCCTACTGGATTATACAACTCCACCCTGCCTCATCAAACCTGTCATAAGCTGCGGACCGACTGGTGCCGGTTGCTGCGTATTACCATACTTGGTCTGACGAACTTGTGAAATGAAATTGTCGAGCATATCTGCCCCGGCACCCGACGATCCGTCGCCAAGCTGCGACACAACGTCAGCAGGGAGGACGTACTCGTCACGTGACAGGAGTGCCGGTTGGTTACCCTCGATGGAGAATGGGATGTCGTCCGACATACCTGTACCTTGTCCGGGGACCATGCCCTCGAATGCCTTGTTGGCAAAACCGACTGGTGCTGCCTCACCGCCGTAGGCCAGAGACGAAATACCGCCGCCCTGTGCCATGCCTGTAAAGAAACGTGGGATACCGCCTGTCGTAGCTGCATTGTAAATATCACCAGCAGTACGCGGAGCCGTTAGGGAAAGTGACCGAAGTGCTGTTGCACCAGCCGGAGAAGGTGCCATGGTTGCTTGTGCTTTTTTGGTATTGTACGGATCACCGTATGGCCGACCGTAGACACCGCTGTCTCCTCCTGCGTCTCCTACTCCGCCATCATCATCTCCAATATCGCCACCGCCCGGAGACGTTGTCGGGCCTGTTACAGTACCGAGGCTGGTGTTCATTCCCATAGCATTTGCTACTGCACTTCCGATTCCCGGAACACCGATTCCCATCGTCTGGCTATAAGACAGGTCAGGATTTACGCTAAATCCTTGTGGGGACAATCCAAACAATCCCGTCACTCCACGACCAAGCATTCCGATATCAGGAGGCGCAGCACTTATAGGCGCAGCCACAGTTTGTGATGATCCGACACCCATCGTAGCAGCGTCTGTTCCTATTGCTGCGTCCATTGCAGCTGCGACAGCAGCAGCCTGTGCATCAGAGTATCCACCTACCCCCATACCAGCACCGGGAGCAGAATCTGACCCATCAGCCGCTGCACCTACACCGCTTCCATCATCAGCAGCACCTTCACCAGCCGTTCCTTCCCCCGCATCAAAGTAGGCAGGAATACCCATTACATTCTGACCAGAACCGCCAAGGCTTCGGAGTAGGTCAGCCTCTTCCTGATTGATGTACGACAACTCGTGCGGCTCACCGTTGATATTCAAATCAGTAGGAACACGACCACCATCAGCAGCGAGGAACGTACCAAAGCCGCCGGGAGATGTTGCCATGCCGTAGTACTGAGAACCGGTACTGCCTGACGGAGGATAATTAAGACTACGTGCAGCAGCCCTGCCGCGACGACGACCAGCTTCAAGATCAGGAATACGACTGGCATAGTAGGCGTCCATGTCGTCCATACCGGCGATGTCGTACGGCATTTCTTCGGGGGCAAGAAGAGCAGAAGACAATAGACCTGAACCACCTGCGGTCAACGCGCTGCCGTATGTTGGTGCCGCACCCGCAGTCACGGCCTTTGCATAGCTTTCAGGGGCAATGCTTGACAGTGTCTCCGGCATAAGCGGTGTTTGTGCAGCACCTGTTACAGAGTCTCCAAGACGTGCGAATACGCCGGGAGTGTTTCCAGCAGCCGCGTTTTGAGTTGCATTAAATGTAGCAAGAGAAGCCGCGTCTGGGGCTACAGATGCTCCAGAAAGAGCCATATCAGGAGAAATAGAAGGAGTTGCGGTAACCCCACCGGTCGGCGCGGCAGGGGCAAACGCAGAACCGAGACCGTACGACATAAGACCTGACAAACCGCCCTGAATTAGTGAGTCACCTACGCCTTTACCCTGAAGCAGTCCAGCACCAAAGCCACCCAAACCTGCACCAACAGCCGCTGTACCAACTCCTCCAAGCGCAGCAGTAAGACCGGCAGGGGCTAACATCGGGAAAGCAATAGATGCAGCAATCGGCAGTGCAAACGCTGCAACGTCCTTCAGCTTGAACGCCTCGGGCAGACCAGTCTCAGGGTTGATCGACAGACGACCATCCGGGGACATAGTTTCCAGCATACGAACCTCCATCGGGTTCATATGGACCAGAGTAGAGTCGCCAAGTCGTCCCTGCATTGCAAGTGCATCTGCAAGGCCACCCATGGCCGGTCGGTTTTCCTGATAATATGACATACCTGATTATATCCGCTAGTGGAAGTCTACCCAACCAGTACCAGAGATATATCCCTGAAACTTGGATGTGGCCCTGTTGTACCTGACAGCCCCTTCAGGAGGCGACTGCACGGCTGCTGTGTCGTTTACCGGCAGGACAGTATCTGACGGTGTCGAGTCTACCTCGTCGTCACGCTGCTGTAGGGTGAGCGACAACTGGCTGACATAGTCGGTAAGTATCCGGTGCAGTTCAATGATCTGCGGCTCAGTAAATTGATTGAAGTGGGCAAACAGTTCCGGATATACAGCAGCCATCAGCGACCACCATCAGGCTGTATCTGGAGACGCATGGACCCATACTTCCACGCCACCCCGGCAGTAGAGCAGTCAATCTTAATGTTGGCCTGACGACCACGGGCACGGAAGTCTACCTTCTCAGTCCCCGGCTGAATTACGAACGGACCCTTGACTGTCTCTTCAGAGGCTTGTGGGTACCGCTTTGTCTTTATGGTGAACTTTACCTGTCCCGGATCAGAGATGGATACATCAGGAATAAGTCGGCGAATCATCATCATCTGATTGCCCGAATCAATTTCAAACGAAGCTGATTCGATGAACGACGGCAGCAGCTGACCGTCTGCTGTGTAGACACCAACCGGTTCGTTGTCGTACAGGTAGCTGTCCGATCCGCCTGTGATGACGTTATCGAAGATACCAGTGTCAGCCCATGTGGTAAACTTACCGGTGCCGTAGACCCAGTAGTTTTCCAGTGGGTTATAGCTGACGTAGGCGTTACACTCGGTAGACGACCCCGATGGGTATAGCCACGTGATCTCGTTAAACTCTGAGTTAATACCGGCAAAGATTTTGTCGCGCTGATCCCAGTTGAGGTCATCAAAAATATAACGACGAACAGTACAGTCCAGTGTCTGGACGGCACCACCCTGCCAGACAAAGAAGTTTGTGTCGCTCATCCAGAATGGAATGCCGTTGAACTCTGCTGCTGCGTGTGGTGCAATAAGTCCTGTGTTGTCGCCGATGTGTCGGAAGCGGAAGACAAAAGGACCACCGACGTACTGCATTGTATGCGTGGCCACGTCGGTCCAGATCATGACGGCCTGACGGCTGTGCATCCCGCCAACAATCTTTGAGCCGGTCCCGATTGGGTTGGACCCGGCGGTGTTCGTCGCAGAGGCTGTCCAATCGTTGTAGTTCTCCTGACTAGACCAGCGGACCAGCAGCGGATCGTAGTCACCTGCCTCATTTGTGCATCCCAGACTGATGGCGAACTGACTGTCTGGCGTTACCAGAATCTGGTTGTTCTGCGTCGGGGAGGCAGTTACCAGAGTGGCCCTAGTTTCCGCCCCACCAGTTGCGTCCCACTGGTAGATACGACCACCACGAGGATTTGCCAGAAGGTCTTCGCCCCAGTTGGTCATTGACCACTGACGAATCTCCACGGTAATGTTGGAGGTTGTTCGCGGTGTGCCGTAGGTGGACAGGCCGTACGTACCAGCAGACCAGCCGTACCCCGGCTGCGATACAGACGGACCAGCTGGAAGCAGACGATGGATCGTAACATCACCACCAGCAGAGGCAGACGTTGCTGCTGCGGTTACGGAGATGTCCACGGCAAACGATGCTGCGTCAATAACTGAGACCTCGTACGAATCACTGATTGTCGTCAGGAAAATATTGCCGCCAACCGTTGTTGTCTGCGATGTAAAGGCGACGTAGTTGCCGTCCTCAATCCCAATGCCGGTCACGGATACGACAATTCGGGTAGACCCTGCTGTGGTGTTCAGGCCATTTGTTGCGGTAACGACAGAAACAATCGGGGTGATGTCGTAGTTCTCACCGCCCTCGTACAGATACAGTTTCTTCTCAGTACCGAAGCCGATCAGCCGGGATGAATTAAAGTCTACCCACGTTACCGTGTCTCGGGGTGTTCCGTCAAAGACGCCGCCGCGCTTCTCGTAGCCACGAATATTCTGCGGAGTACCGTCCCGGAATCTGACATGATCGCCGTCGTACCAGTGCCCCTTCTCGGCGTACCGGGTGTTCTCCCGATTGAAGCCGGGTCGGGCAAAGTTGAGTTCGGAGAGAACACCAGCCATGCTGCTTAACTCATATTACTTACGACAAACCCGCTGACTGCTGTTGATGTACGGACATTGTAGATCAGAGCATCAACTGCGGATGCAGCAGTAGACAGTGTAGGTGCGGTACCTCCTGTAAATTCCCAGTTTGCCGCGAATGATGCAGTCCTGCTTCCAGTTCCGTCCTGCCGGATGTAGATAATACCGGACTGTCCGGGCTGCGGATTGGTCGGATTGTCGAACGTGACGTTGGCGTTCAGGACTGTCGTGAAGTTGTTTCCGGCGGCAAGGTTGTACTCGACAGAGGATGTAGCTACTGCAACAGAAACAGGGCTTGAGTATGCCTGTGAGCCGGTACCGACTACCGTAGACGTAAAAGTTGTAATTGCCGTAAAAGCAGTAGCCGATGTAAATGTCTTTGCACTGGTAATTGTTGAGTCCGTAGACACGGCAACATAACGGACGTCAGCAGACGACACCGGGATTAGTTCGTTGACAGACGTGCCGAAATTTAGGGTAGATGCAGTTCCAAGGCCAAGGGCAGTTGTGTCCACAGCATCAGTAACTGTGGTTCCGTCTGTCATAACAATAATAGAACCGCCCTGCGGGACTGCCGTCCCGGTACCACCGTCGATCAGGATTGTTGCATTAAACGATCCGGATGTGTTGTTCTTGACGATGTAGCTCTTGGTAATTCCAGACGGAAGATAGACCCCGGTATCTCCGGTCAGAGTTCCGGTCAGTTCAAGCATGGCCGAACGGGCCTCGTCAGCTGTACCGTCATTGGTTGTCAGACTGACATCACCACCGGCAAGGCTGATCGTCGTGTAACCGGCAATAGCAAAGTCGGTAAGGTCGATGACCTCATCGTTGAGAACTGTACCCCACGTCGAGTCGTTGTCACCGGTCCCCTGCTTATTCAGCCTGATACGGGTGGTAAATGTAGATGCCATTAGATTGCCTCCGGCCAATTATAGATCGGCGCATTACCGGTCGGATTACCATCAACGTCCGTTGGGGTAACGAACAATGCTTTGAAGTCATCGAGATCAACACACTGAATGATCTGATCTTCGATAATCCCAGCCGCCAGACGGACTTCGTTGCGGTACTGCTGAATGTCCGTTGGAACGTCGATGCCAGTATCCTGCTTACGAATATACGCCCAGTCAGACTGAGACAAAAGCGACCCCTGCGTTTGCTTGATCTGTGCTATCCAGACAGACTTCAACCCCGGTGTTGATAGCTGTACCAGTGTGTCCGGGTCGATTACCGGCACGTTGTTTTCGTCAACAGTTGGGATGTCTTCCAGAGCCTTTGGTGTCGTCGTGTAACTGCCATCAGCGTTCTGTGAGAACCAGTAGAAGCGTTCATCTGGTTTTGTCTGAGGCGCGACCCAGACAAGACCGTGAGCAACCTTCTCGTCCTCAGACCAGATAGCCCAGTTAGCCGGGTGCTGGACACCGTTGTCGTCCGTCCATGCCCGACCCTCTCGAATACGTTTTCCGTTATATGTCCACATTGTCTTCTCCTATCGAGCCGGGACGGGGGCGACACCAGTGCCGCCAAAGGGGTGTTCTGCAAATGCCATGAAGATATGCGTACCACTGCTGGTATTTATATTTCCATTTGAGGACCGAATTTTAAAACCGTTACTTACTATATCTATGTCATACGTTGAAGAAGTGTCTTCCGCAGAGGTTAGATTTGGAAACAACTGTAGCTTAGATGCGTTGTATGTATCTCGTGCAGTGTCGTAAACAAACCATGAGCCGGATGTAGAGCTTACTTTGATTAGCACAAAAGCAGGTCTGAAATCCGTAAAAATAAACGGACCATCTGTCGAGCCGTTGCCGGTGTAACTTCCGAACTTGCTAAAGCCCTCGACTTCGTGGAAGCAGTAGAAAATTGCTGGATTACCACTGGTCCATGATACGCCTGTGTTGATAACTGTGGACGTTGGCTCTGCTGTATAAACAGTCGCAACTGCTGCCTGTGCGGAGGTGTCGTTCAGCTTCATGCTGTAAGTGCCGCCGGATAACCCTTGATGCCAAACCCACCAGTTAAACACTTCGGACTGCATACGGCCTATTACCATGTCGGGTGCTTGTAACAGTCCGTGACCAATCGTCCCTGATGCCATAGACGCAGCGCGGAGAATCGAGAACCCAGCCGTAGTATTGGCCGACACCGTGGATGTAATGGAGCCTTCGCTGTTCGACACTGTGCCGTTAGCGGCTAACCATTGCCATGCTGCATATGTATAGCCTGTGGTGTTTGTTGCCCCGGCTGAAAGTTCTGAAGAGTCACCAAGGCTGAACCCATCACTGTCAAATGTAGTTACTGCATCTGTAGCTGTGCCTTCAGCATTAGTTAGATTTGAAGAAAGTTGCGAATTAACTCCGCGAACTGCATCTGTAAGGACGTGTGAACTCGCGCGGTTTCGTTCTTTGATCCAAACAAAGTCAGGCTGAAATGTACTATTGCCAGACTGATTAATCTCCTGTGTCGAACTATTTCCGCTATACAACGAAGTCTGGAAATACTTCGAGCCGTCAGTGATTGCAGGTCCGGGCAGGTTGGCGGTGGACAGGGCTTTGTATCCCGCACTAGGCGTACCCCACCAATCATCAGCTTCAAAATATGCAGTAACATTACGTGACGAGGTGTCGTGCAACGTAGCTGTAAATATACCCTCGCCGTCAAAATCAATGCCGTTGGCTGACGTAAGTTTACCACCTTGACTGGTTTTAGTTCCGCCGCTGGTTACGATAAAGTATTCGACTTCGTTGTTGGCAAAATCAACTTCAATACCGATACGGTTGGCCCCCGGCGCAGTCTGGCTATCGCTGGTAGAGTTGTAATAACGTGTCCCGTTATCGCTGTAAAAGCTGCCACCGTAGTTACTAGCGTAGCTTTGAGCCAAGCCTCCGTCCCAATAGCTGCGAACTACACCGGGACCAGTAATTGATGACGAGCCGTTGTTTACAAGAAACTCAGCGTAATGTTTTCCGGTGCTAGAAATCGTTGTACCGGTGTGGCTGGTTTGAGAACTCTGACCTGCGACGTAAAGATTACCATCTGCAAAGGTCGGCGTGTACGAGCCAGTGCGTCGGAAGAACAGCGGGTTCCATGTTGCATAATTAGCGGTCGGTGTATCGCCGCGTTGATCGTCGCTGGTCAGCCCTGACGAAGTAAAGTCGTTGGCGTTGCCTGAGTAATCTGCGCCGAGATCGGCACTGTCCTCGCCTGTAATGTAGAAGCCGTTGGTGCCGTAGGTGCCTTCGTAGGCTTTCGGAATCCATACGCCGTCGTCGTTGGTTTCACCGAAGTCAGTGGGGGCTAGGGCTTGGCCGTCGATCAAATAAATTTCTGCTTCGTATCCATCGTACAGTCCAGCACCACCGACTGCTGGTGCCTCATACGCAATGTAATAATCTGATGCCGTATCGTTGAAAGCTAGGTTGGAATTTAACGATGGGTTTCCTGAATATAGGAAAGATGTTTGAAGTTCGCTATTAATATACATTTTGATACGGTCGTCTGCTGTTGCCTGTGTTGTGTCCACGGCAATAACAACATGATACCATGCAGAAGGGTCACGAAATACTGAGTTAGTCCAACGCCAGTTTGTTGCGTATCCCGAAAAAGCCAACGTGTCGTCGTTATTGTTAAACAATAAACACGTTCGACCTGAATCCGAAGCAGAACCAGTCCACGCAGAAATTAAAGCACGGCTTCCAGAAAGAGTTAGATTTCCTCTTTTAAACCACAGAGAAATCGTAAATGTTTTTCTGTCTCCAGCCCCACTTGTGGTACGACTCAAATACGCTGAATCATTGTCGTTAAACCGGATCGACTGGTTGATGGTGTAACCATCACCCGCACCAGCAGCACCTGCAAGAATGTCGTTTTGAAATACCATCTAGTTTGTCCAAGTGTTTCCGGAACTGGCAGTTACCGGAATCCATGAGTCTAGTGCCCCTGTTGATACCGTCGTCCATACATCATCAGGTCCGACAGGGACGACAATCCAGACAGGGTACTGTCCGAGTACTATATCAACAGATTGCCCAGTTGGAAACACGTTTGCCGTACCGGTAATTGTCATAGTACCGTACTCGGTAGACAGGCTCTGTCCTGTTACAGCGGCAGTAGCATCTGCTGCAACCGTTGGTGTGCCCTCAACAATATCAACTGACTGACCAGTTAAAGTGGTAAACGCTTCCCCAGAAATAACAATAGTTCCAGTATCAGCATCAACAGACTCCCCTGTCAGCGTAACTACAACTGACTGAAGAATTTGTACTGTTCCTTCATCGATGTCGAGAGACTGTCCCGTTAAAGGAACAGACGTATTTATAGCAACCGTTGGTGTGCCTTCAACAATATCAACTGACTGACCAGTTAAAGTGGTAAACGCTTCCCCAGAAATAACAATAGTTCCAGTATCAGCATCAACAGATTGTCCGGTAAGAGTAACCGTATGATGTATGACAATTAAAACTGTACCTTCATCAATGTCGAGAGACTGTCCGGTAAGAGGAACTACAGCTTCAGTAGTAACCGTAACTGTACCTTCATCGATGTCGAGAGATTGTCCGGTAAGAGAAACATCTGCTGAAATATC